GTGGTCATGCCATCACCTCGCCGTCATCATTGAGAGTCATTTGCACCACGTCCGGTATCGGCCTGATACGGCACACCGGGGGTGAACAGCTCGTGGCGCAGATAGTGGCCGAGGCCCTGCGAGCGGATGGCGGCGATCCAGTACTGGATCAGTGTCCAGACAGCGAACACGAGCGGCATGACCACCGTGGCGTTGGCCGCCATGTTCATACCTGGAATGATGCCGCACAGGTTGAAAATGAAGATCGTGAAGAACAGGGTGGTGATCATCGGCACGTAGCGCTTGCCACGGCCCTCACCCATCACGTCATACACGACCTTGTCGCGCACGAAGTCGAGACCGTACTCGACTACGCCCTGCCAACGGCCGGGGATGAGCTTGGCGCGCTTTGCGGTCACGCCGAGCACCACCAACAGCACGATGGTTGCCACGATACGAATCAAAATAATGCGGTTGATGGCAAACGGAGTTCCCTGGAACAGAATCTCCGGGGGAAGGAAGTCATCAACCGAGGGCAGATGAGCGCCTGCCTCGTCAGCCAACAGCAATCCTGCGCTGAGCGAACCGACCATATCACGCCTCCTGCTTCTTCAATGTCAGGTGTCAGTTTAAACCCACCGGGCAGGCAAATGTGACGTGCTCGTTACTTTCGTCTTTTTTTTGTCTCCTCGGTGTGGAGTCTGCCGGGCATGGACACGGAGTCTGCGCTGGGCATTCGGCTCCGAATGACTGAAGAGTGATTATTTGCCTGCGTCTAGACAATGTCAATATTATACCGGCGAGTCTCCTGAAATCCCTACTGCTGCAAGGTTTTCCCGGGCGTTTCGCGAACGTTGTGCACTATTGGTCGCATTACGCGGATGTGTGGCATTACGTTCATCAAGCCGTCCACATCGTGGACGAACAACCGTCCACGCTACGAACGCAACCTCCAACAGTAGCTCCCTCTGATGGGCCGAGCCGTGAAGGAGAAGCAAAGGAGCTCCCCGTCGAGGGGAGCTGTCGTCGTAGGCGACTGAGGGGAGATCGTAGGCTCAGCCCTGAATCACCCCATACCCGTCATGCACAAACGGCTTGAAATCATCCTGGCGCGGCCCGCCCGGCTCATGCCGAATCGAACGATCAGTACCGAGCTTCTTCTCAGCCCTGAGCTGCGGCACCTCGGTCAGGTCATACGGCGTGGTCTGGTACACCCAGTTGAGCCAGTTGCGCCACAGCAGATTGGCGTGGGCGCGCCAGGCGAACAACGGTTCCAGCTTCGGATCGTCATGCGGGAAGTAGTTCTTCGGGAAGGGCACGTTGGTCATGCCCTTGGCCATATCGCGCTCGTATTCTTCGGCGAGCGTGTACTTGCCGTACTCCCAATGGCCGAGCGCGAACACTTCGGAGAAGTCACGCGTGGCGATCAGGCCCGGGCCGGACTGCGGCCCCCAAGTCAAGATCTGAAGGTCATGGTTGGCACGTACCTCGTTTTCGTTCACGCCGGCGAGGCGGGAGTGCGGCTGCAGATCAATCTCGTCGAAGCCATTGGTCAGGAAGCAGTATTCATCCTGCAGGTACTGCGGGAATACGCCGAAAATCTTCTCGGGGTAATCCACCTTGTGGATGCCGTAGCGGTAGTACAGTGCGCCCATCGCACCCCAGCACAGGTACATGGTGGAGAACACATGGGTGGAGGCCCAGTCGAGAATCGTCTTGAACTCGTCCCAGTAGTCCACATCTTCGAACGGCATATGCTCTACAGGCGCGCCGGTGACCACAAAACCGTCGTAATAGTTGTCTTTGAACGCATCGAGGTTTTCGTAGAACTTGACGAGATGATCGGCGGAAACGTGCGTGGCCTCATGCGTGGAGGTCTTCATGAAGTCGATTTCGACCTGCAGCGGCGATTTGGAGATCAGTCTCAGCAGCTGCGTTTCGGTTTCGATCTTCTTGGGCATCAGGTTCAGGATCACCAGTTTGAGAGGACGGACGCGCTGACGCTCCGCTTCGGGTTTCTCCAGAGCGAAGATGCGCTCCGAATCGAGGATGGCTCTGGCCGGCAGGCCACTGGGGATCTTGATAGGCATGCTCCCATTATGTCAACATTCGGGATAATGATTCAGGGCATTCCCATAACGGCCATTTATGGCGCGTTATCACCCCGACTCCGACTCCGCCCCAAACCCCTCGCTGCATGAGCCGATTCACGTTTTAAAACCGCGGGAAGATGACGCGACACGCCGATGTTGACTTTCTGGAATCTGCACCTATTGTAGATAAAGCTGTCTGAGAGACAAGCCGACGCGGGGTGGAGCAGCTCGGTAGCTCGCTGGGCTCATAACCCAGAGGTCACAAGTTCAAATCTTGTCCCCGCTACCAATATCAAGCCGTCACGGCGTTATACCGTGACGGCTTGATGCGTTTTGGGCATGGTGGGCGTATGTCCAAGAAGATAAATGCGCCGCCGGTGTGGCGCGAAGAAATAACCCAGTATCTCGATGTTCTGAAGGCGGGCGGTCAGTCCAAGGGCACTCTAACGACGCGGCGGTGCCAACTGTCGCAGATGGCACGCGATCTTCAAGGCGTGCCCGCTGATGTGAGCGACGGCGCGCTTGTGTCGTGGTTCGCCCGGCATGAGTGGAAACCGGAAACGCGCAAGAGCTATCGCAATGCCGTTACCGGCTTCTTTTCGTGGCTGCATACCACCGGACGCGCGGCGGCTAATCCAGCCGAAGCGCTGCCAAGCGTCCGACGTCCGCACGCGCACCCGCGCCCTTGTCCGGATAGCGTGATTCTAGCGGCGCTAGGGCGTGCGAACGCGGCGGAACGCACCATGATTAGGTTGGCGGCCGAAGCGGGCCTAAGAAGGGCCGAAATAGCGGCCGTACACAGTCGTGATGTGATGCGCGATCTTGTCGGCCGGTCGCTGATAGTGCGCGGCAAAGGCGACAAGCAGCGGATAGTGCCTATTTCTGACGAACTAGCCGACACGATCACCGCCGCCGATGGCTACGTGTTTCCAGGCCGATGGTCGGGACACGCCGAAGCGTCCTATATCGGCAAGCACCTTAGCCGCCTTCTTGGCGACGGTTGGACGCCTCATAGTCTGCGCCACCGGTACGCAACGGCTACGTACCGGGCCACCAACGATCTGTTCCTAGTGTCCAAGCTGCTAGGCCATGACAGTGTAGAGACGACGCAACGCTATGTTGCGATGCCCGAAGACAGATTGCGGGCGGCGCTTGACGACGTGGCGCTTGTGATATGACAAGACGGCCCCCACGATCTCTTGCGGGGGCCGTCCGGCTCGCTAGTTGGCGTGCTTCGCGCGCGATTTCGGGGTAATGGGGTTGTCCTTCCACCACGCCCACATGGCCGCGCCGACGTTCCACAACAGGGCGACTAGCTGATTGATTGTGTCGTCCGCGACGGGGATTGTGTCAACGCCGAACATGACAAGTGCGGCGTTGGTCAGGCCGAGCAAGAGCACGACGAAACGCGCGATGGTCGCGGCGCTGATACCGGGCGTGCGCGGGTCGCCGCCTTCCACCTGTTCCTCGTTATCCATGTTTAGCCTTCCTTCTCGGTCTTGCTGGTCGCGGTCACGTTGATTTCGAGCGCGTCCAGTTTCGCTTTCACGGCGGTTTCAACGGTTTTGGCGACATCGGCGGGGTTGCTGCCGAGCGCCTTGGAGAGCGCTTCAATCGCCGCCGCCTGAGCGGTGATTGTCGCGGTCATCTCACGCACGCGCTTGTCGATGTAGCACACGCGCGTGTAGATGTCGCCTCTGCTGCCGTCCTTGGTGCCGCCGTCGTCCGTGCGGGTGAGGATTCGGTAGAGCGCGGCGGTGTCGTGATGTACCCAACTGAGCCTCACCCATGCGGGTAGGTTGTTCTTGCCGCTTGTGGCGTTCTCGCCAAGTCCGTAGTTCCAAACGTCTCCGGCGCTGGTCATGTCGTTTCCTTCCAGTATTTCGTTTGCCTTGTTGATTACGTAGATGTAGTTCAGCCCGTTCGGCGCGAGGTCGGGGCATGTGGTGTGGTCTGAGCCGGGTATCTCACGGTGTAGAAACACGTTCACACCGTGTACGAGTTTCGGCCAGCCGTATCGGCGGGCGATGTCCGCGCACAGTCGCGCCGAAGCGTCGTGGCAAGCCTGAGTACAGGGTATGAAGTCCATTCCGCCCTGATGCTCGATGCTGATGGTCTGGCAGTTGCTGGCATGGTTGCTGTCGGTCCATGGCGCGTCAGATTCGGCTACGTACTGGTGTATTTCGCCGTTGGGGCCGATACCGTACGTGCTTGATGCCTGTCGGTTCGGGTTCTGAAACAGGCTGTCCGTGCCGGTCAGGTATCCGGCCATGATGTGCAAGGTGATGCGCGTCACCTTGTAGCCCAAGCGGCCGTTGTAGTGGTTCGGGCTTCCTATCCACTTGATGCCATCCATGTTTTCCTTTCAATTGTCGTGTTTGAACAAATCTTCTGGCGGGCTGGGTGGTGGCGGGCCTAGCCCTTTGTAGATGTGGTCAACCAACGCGCGGTTCCATTGCCATAGGCGTTGGTTGTCGGCTTGCATTTCCTGAGCCAGCTGGTAGGCTTCCAGCCGGTTTTTTGCGGCGGCGAACATGTTGGTCGTCATGGCTCCGCCGATTGTTCCGGCCACGCCGACAATCGCCACTATGATTGCTTCGCTCATACAAGGCTCATTTTCCTTGTTCCGTACACTTGGGTGATGGTGATGAAGTCGCCCATGGATGCGTTGTTGCTTCCGACCGCGTTGACCTCGCCGGTCTGGTAAACGGTCGATGTGCTGCGCTTCCATGTGTTGATTGTCTTTCCGTCAATCAGATAGCAGCGGTTTTTCACGTAGAAGTAAGCGTTTCCGTTGTAGAAGCTCGTGGTGAGCGACACAATCTTCTTGTTCGGGTTGGCTACGTCCATGGACGCATAAACGTTGTCGTTGCTTTTGAAGCAGATGGTGAGTTTCTCGAAGTTCGCCGCCGACTCGTTCAGGGAGATTGCGCCTTGGAAGACGTTGTTGTCGTTGTCGTACAAGGTCACGTAGTTCGATTTGATGTTGGACAACAGGGTTTCGAGCGATGCCACGCGCGCGGTGAGCGCGTTCTGGTCTCCGCCGCCGTAATCGAATTTCGCCAGTACTCTTTCGATGCCTTCGGCCTGTTGCTGAAGAATATCGGGGAGATTCCTTATCGGCTCGTTGTCCTCGGGGTACGGGAAACGGTATTTTTCCGTGGTTCCTACTGTCATGGTTCCTCACCTATTTTCGATACGTAGCGCAAAGCGCCAAGTTTCCAATTGCAGTCAGCGAATGTGGCCGTGCTGGTCATGGCCTTCATCTGGGCGCATGTCGGCGTGCCCGTTTTGGTGTTGACGGCGGGGAAAAGCCGCGCCTTATGCGTCCAGTGGCTTTTGCGGTTGGTCACGTCGTATGTGAGCGTGCCGCCGATTTTCGCCCACGGCCCGTATGTGGCCGGTGCCGAACGCTCGAATTTCGAGCCGATGAACACCATGACCGTTGGGCGGCAGTACATGAAAAGCTGGTTGAGCCTGTCGCCCCTGAACGTGACTTCGGGGAGCCGCAAACGCCGGTTGCTTTCCCTGATGGTGTTCATGGCAAGCGTGAAGTCGATTTTTCCGGGGTCGCTGTCCGCCTGATTGTCGTACTGAGTCCAATTGGCCTCGATGCTCAGGCATGTGTCACCCTCACGCGCCGACTGTTCGACCTGAACGGAACGGCTGCCGTCCTGATTGAACTCGACCGTCTTGTAGCCGCTGCCGTTGCCTCGGTGCGAATATTTGAACTCAAGTTGCGTGTAGTATTCGTCTGCTGCGCTCAACGACGGTTCGGGGTCGATAATCACGTCTCCAGCGTCCGCATAACGACTGTCAACGCCTATGTCTGTGTTGTCGTCGCCTGTGCGGATACGCGGGCCGGTCAGCACGGTGTCAATCGTCCATCGAAGATACAGCGCCTCGAAAGACGGTATTTTCTTCGGGTCGGCGCTTTGATACGAGATGTAGGCTGTGCGGTCAATCTCGAACTGGTATTTGCTGTTGACCTGTCGTGTCCGGCAGCTTTGCGCCCAGTCGATGAAGCTCTTGCGTTGTTCCGCGCTGAATGGCGTGGGGAAAATACTCCACGGCCACCAGTAGTTTTGCACGCCGTCGTAGTACAGCCACTTCTGCACCGTTTCTGATGTCTGCCCTTGCATCCACCATTGCCAGCCGCGCGCCATGTTCGCGGTGGTGTTCGTGTTCGGCCCTTGTCGGCAATCGGTCTTCAAGATATAGATTCTGTCCGATGCTGTCACGCTCAACCGGTTTCGTCCGCCGTCATGGTCGAGAATCTGCACGTCGGTAACGTAGCCGTCGAACAGGCAGAAGTTCACCGGTGTGGCTGTGTTCCCCCAGTCGGGTGAGATGGTGAGCCTGTGGCCCATGAGCAAGTCGCCCGACTTACTGAAACGGTCTGCTTGGTCGATAAGCGTGATTTTCAGCACGTTCGGCGTGATATCGTCCCACGGGTTCGACACGCCCCAAGTGATAGTGAAGGGGCTTAACGCCACGAGGTCGGCGCTGTCGTCCGATTGCAAAGGCAAGGGCGATAGGTCAAGATACACATGGCATGTTTCGGGCAAAGGGTTCGCGCTGCTCATAACGCCAGCTCCTTGCCGCGCACGCGCGCCCAACGGTCGAGACTGTTGACGATTTCACCGGCCACCTTGTCGTTGTCAAGGTTGCCGTGAGCGTCCACGCTGATATTCACGTTCACCGTCGCGGGGCGCGTGGTGTCGGCACGGTTGGCGGGGGCAACAATGGCGCGGGCGAGATTGACGGTAGGCGCTGTGTACGTGGTCGGCGCCGATGGCGTGATTGCGCGGCTCATGGCGTACTGGCGTACCGGCAGCGCGTAGGCGGCGGCTTGCGTGCTGTAGCTTTGGGCGCTCAAACCGCTTGCCTCACTCTTGGCACCGGTAATCTTGCCCCACAAGTCCGAAACCCACTTGAACGCGCCCTTGATTGCCCCAACGATGCTGTCGAACACGCCCAGCACCTTGTCTTTCAATCCGGTGAAGAAGCCGATAATACGGTTGATGGCGTCTTGGGCGGGGCCGGGCAGTGCGTTGAACATCTGCTGACCGGCCTGTTTCATGCCGTCGAAATTCAACGTGAACATGCTCAGCAGCAGCTTGAAATAGCCGCCCAGAAAGTCGGCCACCGGCTGGAACGCCTGACCTATCGCGTTCCAAGTGTCGATGCCCCACTGCTTCAGGCTGGCACCGATACCGGCAAGCCACCCCATGAAGGCGTTCCACTTGTCCGCTATCCACTGCGCCGCCGCCGCTCCAGCGGCCTTCACGTTGTCCCAGTTCATCACCAGCAGCGCGATTACCGCGACAACCGCCAGAATCACGGCAATGACCGGCAGAAAAGCGAGATTCACCGAGCCTTGCGCGATTGCCACGATGGTAGCCACGGCGCTGTACGCGGTCATGGCCGCGTTCAACGTGATGATAACCGCCGCAACCGCCGCTATGACACCGATAAGCGGCACCAGCCACGAGGTGTTCTGCTGCACCCAAGTGGCGAACTCGGCAAGTTTCGCCGCCACCTGTGTGAGAATCGGCAACAATGCCTCGCCAAGAGTGGCCTTGGTGTTCTCGAACGCCGCCGCCATGCGCTGCTGCTGGCCCTGTAGGGTGTCGGACTCACGCGCGAAGTTGCCCGTGGCCTTGCCGCTCTGCGCGGTGATTGCGGCCAGCGTGGCTTGCATCTTGGCGTTACGGTCGCCCGACTTGTACAGGTCACCCAAGCCCATCGAAGCCGCTTGGGCCTTCAACGTAGCATCGTTAAGAGAGATGCCGTATTTCTCGATTGGGTCCATTTCGCCCTTGAGCGCGGCGCTGAGCGCGTCCACAGCGTCGGCGGTGGTGCCGCCGAACATGGAAGACAAGTCGGCGCCAAGGGTGATAAGCTCGTTGGTCTTGTCGGCCGATTCGTCCACGCTCATGCCGAAGTTCTGAAGCTGGGAGCCAACCAGCGTGGCGAACTCGTTGTACTCGTTCTTGCTGAGGCCCACGGCCTGTGCCGCGTTGTCGCTCCACTGCTTCATCTTTCCGGCGCTGGATTCGAACACGGTTTCGACGCCGCCCACCGACTGCTGAAGGTCGGCGGCAGCGTCAACGCACACCTTCGCGCCCGCGCCGATGGCGGCGAGCGAGG